TATCCATGTAATATCAATTAATATTAACTCTTTACCAAACCATACATCAGTTTGAATAATAGCAAAAAGAAAACCACCTGCAATGGATAAACCTATGATAGAATATGAAGCATATCTACAAATGATTATTATAACACATCCTACAATAAATGCAAGTAATAATTCTATCAACGAATCAAATCTTTTGATAGTCTCACCATCTAATATAGTTTGTAGTGAATTAGCACTTATGACATAATCATATTGTTCGCCAGTAGGGGTTGCTACTATACTAGATAAACCTTCTGCTGTCAAGGCAATAATTACAGTAGTTCCTGCAGCCTCAGAAAAGTCTTGACTAGCAGCAGATATTGTGTTAAACTCTTTGTTCCATCTCAACCATATTCTTGCGTTTGCGTCTGTATTAATTGTATCATAACCAGGCACTCTCATGGCAGTTACGCCAAAGTCATCTGCTTTTACTTGATAACTAGGATCACCTACTGCAACTCTAATAGTTTCAATTGACATATTAGGATAAATTTCATCACCTATTTTCATTAATAAAGGCACTCGTCTTACAACACCATCAACTTCAGGTGCTGTATTGATTACACCGACACCATTTGTACAGTCTGCAAGTTTTGGTAATGGACCCACCATACCAGACCACTCATATAAAAATGCAAGTGGATCACCTATCTTTGCAACACCTCTAGGCACAGGATTAGATGTTCTCTTTTGTATTGTGCCAGTCTGTGCTATAACTGTGCCGTATGTTAGTGTCTCACAAAAGTAATCATCTTGACCAAATCTATCTTCTTCACTAAACAATATAGGCATAACAATAATGCCTGTTTCTGCTTGTCGTAAGTTTACAATTAAATCTGCTATCTTATCTCTAGGCCAAGGCCATTGACCATACTTCTCGATTGCTTCTTCGTCTATTGTTATGATTGTTATATCTTGTGAGGATGATTTATCTTCGTTTGCTAAAAGAATGTCAAACGATTTTAGTCTTAAAACTTCTTTGACCCAAGGATCTTGTAGACCAATATAAGTTAATACAAACAATGTGATGAACGCTGTCATCCAATGTGTAAAATATTTCATACTAATTTTGATTAACTGTTATGGTGCAAAATGAATGACCACACCATAATGTATTTGAGTAAGATTTGTTATTACCTGTTTGATTAAAATACATAGATGAACCGTTAGATGTTCTACCATCTACATCTACATTGAGAACATTACTATCACCTACTTGGTCAATGTCTATGATGAATCCGTCCATACTAACTATATCTAAATCTATATCATTATTTTCACCATCTTGCACTATGTCTAAACTACCGCCGTCTGTAAGATTATCTATTGTTAAATCTAAATCATTACCTTCTGCTATTGTGCTTATAAACAATATCATGATAATTAAAAATATTAACATTGATAACTCTTTAGTTACTTTAATTAAATTGTTGAATAGTAATTTCATTGTCTTGTCCTAACAGTTCGAAATCATACATTTCAAACTCATTCTGTATAATATTTAGTATATATCCATACTCTTGATCTAATCTTAATTCAATATATGCCCCACCTGCGTCCTCTCTTATAAAAACCCATTGTGGATCTTCATCTAATATAATCACACCTGTTTCAGGATTCTTACCTAATTGTATATCACCTATTGACTTTCTTTCTTGTTGTTTATCAAATTCATTTCTCATTTCTTTTGCAAGTTCTTCATTAATTTGTTTAAGTATATCTGCTAAGAAATTTTGTTGTAAGAAATCTATATCTAAACCTGTTACATATAAGTTCTCATCTTCTTCTAAGTAATCTTTTTCTAAATCATCTATTTGTAAAAAGTCAATATCTAATGCGTCTGCAACTGCTTTAATTTTCTTTACATAATCTTCATCTTCTATTTCTTTTGGTTTAGATATAATAAGCATATTGTTTATCATATCTATCTCTAAGTCTAATTTTACAGGTGGTGAAGGTGGGGTTTCTGGCACAGTAACCTGTGTTGCTTGAAACGCTTGATTAAGTATTACTTGACCAGCTGCACTCTCTACTGATATTTCACCTACAAGACAATTACCATTTACATCACAACTTGGTAATAATATAATTGTAGAACCACCTAGTTCATCTATTGTCATAGAAAAATCTGTGCCACGAACACCTATCGTTGCTGTAGGTGTTGTAATCTTTATATCTTGTCTTGAATTTTTTGCAATCTGTCCTGACGCATATCGTATTGTGCCTAGTTTTGCTGATAGATTTAATTTACCTTTACCACTATTAGGATCAAATACAAATTCATCTATAATAAGTTTACTGTGTTGTGTAACATCAACTCTGGTATCATCAACAAATAATATGCCAACTTTACCGTTGCCTGTTTTTACTGTGTCGTATTGAAGAATGTCTAGAGATTGTTCGATAGTGATATTTTTATCACCATCTTTTCGATCAACTATGCCTTTGCCTTCTAGTTGATCTACGTTACCTATGCTACCCCACGAGGAGGTAGCATAAAATAATATTAATATTATTATTATCCACTTAGTCAGTTTGTGATATATCGATATCATGGTTATCACCAGATGTTGTCAATGTTATCATATTATCATAAACACCAGATTGTGTAATATCCACATCGGCTATAGATCCTGTATGACTGTGAATTAAGGTGTGTCCGTTAACATCACCATCACCATTTATGTCAATTAAGTAATTATTTGTGTCACCATTTACGGTTAGTGTTAGTATAGCAGAAGTGCCATCTATTGTGGCAGCGACTACGTTTGAATCACTCCCTGAAGCACCTGTTATACTTACTGTTGCGTTAGCAGCGTCTGCTGTCTCACCAATATCAATATCTAAATCGTTGCTATTACCTGCCCATACAATTGAAGCAGTAGCACTAGCACAAGATGAATTACCATTTGTACTATCACAATTAAAATCGATATCGTTTGAGTTACCAGTTGTGCTAAATGTACCTGTGAAGGTCGCACCGTTTACATCAAACTTCAAAACATTCGAGTTACCAACTTGATCTATGTCTATTGTGGTCGTTGCGCCTGTGACCGTAGAAGCTGTAGTCGAGTTACCAACTGTGTTGTTTTGTCCGTCTTGGGTAATGTCGAGGTCAAGCGTAGCACCTGATTGTGTAACATAGATATCATTCGCCATTACCGGTAAGGCAAAAAATATCAAAAATGTTATTAGTTTAGCGTACATACTTTTACTCCTCTATTTTAAATGACCATAAGTCCTTTTCGATACCCTCATAAATTAAATTATGAATGGCGTGTTCGATTGTAGTTCTTATGGCGTAATTGACTGGCTCGTTTGTTGCGACACCAGTTTCTATTTCAAGCGCTTTTGTACTCATATCTAAAAATCTGAATACGTCACCGCCACTTGAAAAACTTGCGATAGTCTTTGTTGCTGACACAGTAAGAACGATCTCACCTGTCTGAACTGCAACAAGTCTTATTGAAACTGTTACTTGATCTGTGCGATACTGTTCATTCATGCCTATACCAAAATATCTTGCACCTGCACCACCAGATGTAATATTTGCGTCATATCCCACAATACCACCCTCTATTATAAGTCCTGCAAACTTTAGAGGTTTTAATTGATTCTTAACATCACTTTCTCCATCATATAATTCTCTTGTTGATCTAATAAGTTGTCTTTCTTTTACAAGAGCATCCAGACCTTGTCTTTCTAAAACTATAAACCATGGATTATTACCACCTACTGCTTTAAGTCCATTGATGACCCATGTTTCAGGTCCTTGTGTTACTGCGGTTGATAGTTGACTAAATTTTGTGTTTGGTTTTCTTTGTCCTGTTCTATCAGGAAAATTATAAACTGCGATTGTGATTTGTGGTTGCCCTAATTCAGGTATCAACTCTAATCTTTTCATAGTATCAGTTTCCATAGTATAAGGCGTTTCACCTTGATAGAAACCCTCAGGTGGTGTAGTTGTAGCACAACCTGATACAAAACAAAATATTGCTATCGCTGCTGCTATTTGTGGGAATGCTAAATCCATATTTTTAAAACTTAAAGTCGCCTACAGGCACAGACATGATCGTTGTTGAGCCATCTGGTGATGTGATTGTTAGTGTAATTATTTCTGTGGTCGTATCTTTGACCCAAGCAATTTGTGAACCTTCTACTTCGGCAGTGCCAGATGTAGGACAAGTGCCCTCACATTCTTCACCGAACATATTATCAACTAACTGTTTTGATAAGTTAGCATAAATTCTACTTTCAACATTTTTGATAAACTTATTAATAGTAGTATTATTTTCATCACGCTTAGCTGCAGCTGTTGCTGACTTAGCGTCATCTTTAATTTTATTTTCTCTACTATATCTTAGTTGCTCAAGTGATAGGACATGAGTAGAATAACCACTACCTGAAAATGATGGATTACTGAACTCTTGTACTAGTTCACTTGCGATACTAGGTGCCGAAAGCACATAACAAAATAAACCTAGCACCATAACTTTTAGTGCTTTCATACCCAATATTTATAATAAGATATAATCGAATACTACTGCTATAGTGAATATTATAGTGAATGTCGCACCTATGATAATGCCACTAGTTGAGAGACTTTTTAGATACTCTCTTTGAACTTCTTGATCTGTTATTTTTATTCTTTTCATTTTCTTGCATTTCTAAAACTGTGTTTAATTTAGACCTTAACCTGATAAGATCATTGTCAAGCATTCGTATTCTATCTAGTAAACCTATCAAAGCAGTATTTGCTTGACTTAATTTTGTCTTGATATTTTCTGTGGTAAACTTATATATGAAGTATATGAAATACCCCATAGCGATAGCTGCCAAAGTGGCAAAACCATATTGGTTGATAATATCAACAATATCCATAATTACTTAATCTTTTTTTTCAACCACAAATAGAGAGTGTAACAAGCGAACAAATAAATTGTTGCTACTCCTACATCTAAAATATGCTCTCTCATATGATATATAAATTCTATACCTGCTTGCACATCACCCATACTACCAGTTTCTTCTATATTCACAATCTTTGTGCCTTCAAAATTTTCTATTGTTTGTTCCATTAATCTTTCCTTGCGTCAGTCTTACCATCTGCTCGAGCAATTCTATCTTCATCTTGTCTTAAATCTAGAGCGTCTGATATCTGAACATCTAATTTTATCATGTCATTATTCATAGTCTTAATTCTATTATCAAGACCCATGATGATACCATGAATACTATTTACTTGACCGATTACTGATTCTAAAATATATTTGAGAATGATGTAGATAAAAACACCCATAGCACTAGAAGCTGCAACAGGTAAACCAAATTCTTTTAATAGTATAAAAAATAAATCCATAATATAAACTATTTATACGCTAAAAAAAAGGGGTGCCGAAGCACCCCTCTTATACTATTTTAATATAATCTACTTCTTTGTGTATATTGAATATAAAACCCAAATAGCAACTAAACCAACTAGACCTTGAGCACTAAACCCAGCGATAATTGATTGTACATTACTTATTACACTTATGTCGGGCCAGAAAGGCACATTTTGTCCACTAAATAGAACTTCAAGCACAATACCTAAAGCAATAAGTGAAACACCTACATCTGCTAATGCAGCTGCCCAACCCTTTATTTTAGTAATAATTTCCATATATAGTCTCCTTTATATGATTTGATATCTCAAACTTTGCATGATGTAATTGTATTATTTATATTAAAAAAGGGTTAGGACACGATATCCTAACCCCTACATAAAGAAACAGGTGGAGAGATTAATCTTCCTCTGCTAATTTTGAGAAGTAATCTAGTGTATCATCACCATCATCTTCATCTTCACTAGCGACCGAAGTATCTGCTGTTTCGTTTACTACTGGTTTACTAACTGTTGGTGATGTAGGTGGGTCCATAACATCTTCAGCTGTACCAGTATTCCTGACACCACTTAAAACTTTATCAAGTTTCGCTTTTAACTCATCATAAGATTTAAAGTTTTCAGGTGCAAGAAATGGTTTTAATGGATACTGCTTGTTCCATAATTCCTCTATAGCCTCATCATTATCTCTGATAGTAGATGGACTATCGAACTCTGATTTATCGTAATTCCAGTAACCGTCAACTTTTCTGATTTTTAGTTTAAAGTTTGCACCTTCCCAAAAATCAAATGGGTTGATAGGTTTCTCATCTTCAAATTCAGGTTTCATCGCCTCAGTAATCTTATCAAATATCTTTTTACCGAACTTGAATAATTTTACTTGACCTTCATTCTCAGGATGTTTGGGATCACTAACAATTAGAATATTTGCAATATAAGATAGTTTTCTTTTTCTCTTTCTTGCAATCTCTTTGTCAGCGTCAACACCAGAGTTCCAGAGTAAACTGTTTGATTCACTTACTGGATCTTTTTTGTTAAGTGTTGTTAAACTATTCTCAATATACCAACCACCAGGACCTTGAAAGGCGTGAGACCATAGTCTTGCCCATGGCAAATCTTCATCTTTTACAGCAGGTAAAAAACGAAATACTGCATAACCATTACCTGATTTATCTAGTTCTGGTTTCCATAATCTATCATCTTGATATGAGTTTGATTGTTTTTGAGGTTCGGCGACTTTGTTTAGTTCGCCTATGAGTGTGTCTAGATTAGACTTCGACCTTTTTAAGGCCGCAATACTTGTATTCATAATTGTATCTCCTTGTATGTTTTATTGTATGTTGTTGTATGTGTCTGTATTAATCGACATAATTATTTATAATGCGAAATAGGTGGGACTAGGATTTACCCACAAGTGAGAGACCGGATACCATATCCATCTACCCCCACAACCTGCTTTACTCTGCCGAGTATGTGATTCACAGTTGGTAAGACTACAAACCTGGGTGCAACCCCTAAACAGTCAAGTTCGATCCTCTGGTAAAGACCTCTTCCTTGCACTATAAAAAGAAGGTAATTATTCTTCTTTTGCATTATCTGTATTATAACACATTTGTTGACCTTTGTCAAGCTGTGCTACAAAATTTTTACAAACTTCTATCATAATCGGTAAACCATCACCATCGGTAAACTCTTTCCAAAGAGTACCCTCATGCTCATATCCACAGTTTTGGCATACACTCATATTTTCTCCTTCATCTTTTCATATGACATTGTAATCGGACCATTCCAATCACGCTTTGTATGAACTGCACCTAATTGAAAACCACTTCCTTGCCAAGGTTTTGTAGGTGTATTAACACAATAAAATTCTTTGATACCAAATCTCATTTCTTTCATATCTTTTATTCTTCTTTTTGTTGTATAATGATTTATAGTAGTGAGATAAACTATATTATCTGCAATTCTCATACCATGTTCTAAAAAAATTCTCATCTTTGACCATGGTGGATTTGTAATTATCCAATCAACTTTTTTATTATACTCTAAGAAATCTTTACCTTCATCTATCTCACACCAATCTTTGTTATCTGTATTATAGTTATTGTAGAATGCTCCTTCACCTCTACATGGGTCAAGTATAAGTCCAGTAGGTTTATAATGCTCAATAATATTTTTTGCCAGATAAACTGGTGTCATCACAATGTCTGCTTTTGGCCTGTTTTTTGGCGGACAAAGTGTTCTAGACATTACACTGGTTTTACTAATACTTTCGGTAGTATATCACAATTATATGATAATGTTCTTCTCATTTGTTCTGTTTGTCTAAATGGATAAACAGCATGAACTAATGTATATGGGAATACAAAGAAATCTCCTACCTTTGGACTTATTCTCATTTGAGACATTGATAACGAATGTTGGTTACCACCGATAAATTCTAAATGACCATTTGCAGGTTCATGATTGTTTGTATATTCTTCGCCATAAGTATCTGGCACTTTTAAAAATAAAACTGATGATAAACCTACTAAACTATTTTTACTAGAATGAAAGTGAGCAGGATTATATTCACCTGCATACATATCATTTACCCAAACATTGTCTAAAGATAACTGATGAGTATTCACTAATACTGAGCCTGATCTTTTCATATACTCTTGAAAACACATCATGAAGGTACCTTTTATATCATCATTTAAAATAGGATTAAGTAATTTTTCTTTTTTGATTTTACCTGCAAGTTGAGGATTCCAGTCAGGCATACTATCGCCTCTTTCATCAATCGCCTTGTTTACAGCTTCAATAAAATGTTCAGGCATTTCTAATTTAAGAATTATCTCACCTAATGTAAATACTTGTGTCTTTACTTGTTTACCTTCTTCACTCATTATATCTCCTTCATTTTATCTCTCAATGAGATTTTATATTTTGTAATATTATATGACAAAAATGGTTTATATCTTTTCATTCTATCAAATAGTTTAGGCCATAATACTTTTTCTGTAATATCTTTATTTAATTTTTTAGTGAATCTTAATATATCATCTAGTATTATTAATGTTTCAAAGTTTATCTTTTTTGCTAGAAACATTTTGATGATAGTAGGGTGTTGACCGCCTACTGATAGAAATAAATCATTAAATTTTATATCTTTAGTTGTCATTCTTTCTATAATGTAATCAATATCTTGTTCATAATAATAATGTAATGATTCTATTTTTTTAGACCATTGTTTATAATGTTCATCACCAGCTTTGCCAGTGATGTCGCCAACCCATAGATTAGTATTAGAAACAAAATTACTAAGGAAGTAATTAACAATAGACTTATTGTCATAAGATTTACTAAGCCTATGAAAGTAATACTTATCCCTTCTTTTAGTAAAGGTTTCCAATCTTGCAGTTGTTCTACCGTTGTGTTTATGAAAGTCGTAAGATTGGTTTTTACTTGTGAAGTGGAGTTTGATTGCCAAATAGATTTTATATACTTCAAAACCATTCACTTTATATTGGTAGTTTTGCTGTTTTTTCTTTTAACATATTCAAACCTTGTGCCTCAAACGCTATCTTTTCTTTTAGATTTTTATTTATCATAGATTTAGTTGTAGATAAATCTATACTGTTTTTTTCGCAATACAAGACTATAGCGTCTATATAACTAATTCTTTTTGTCTTTACTATATCTTCAATTAGTAAAGCAAATTTATTGGGTGTAACTATCATATGATACTATTATACTATATTTTTTTAACTTTGTCAAGGTCTGATTGTCGAACTGTTGGATCATAAATCTCTTTTGTTTGCTCACAACCTGACATAAAACCTATGCCATAAGCACAAGCAGATATAGTCGCTACTGGTAAAAGAATGGTAAATATTTCGTACATAATAATCTCCTTATATATAATGCCAGTTTCTGTTGCAAGGCACTGGCTAACCCCTAACGACCTAAGCCGCTAATGCAAAGTTATTATAGTTTGCGTTTATATAAATTTTAAGTCTTTCGACTATCCTCTCCAATACGATTTCTAGTCAACGGTCAATCCTATTTCGCCCCCATAATTTTATGGTGGAGGCGTAGGGTACTGCCCCCTAGTCCCTATTGTTTACTCTCATTATCTTCATAGAGAATCTTCTTGTGGTATTCTAGTGCCATCATGGTAAAAGAATTGCCAATCTAATCCATAACCTAATATACAACTTACGTTTGAACCATCAGGTCCTAGACCAGGCATTGTCATTATAAAACTACCACTATTTCTTTCGGCATTGTGTCCAAAAGATAATATGCCTAAAAGTTCACCAAATTCTTGTCCATTTTTTCTAATTTGTCCTATTGCTATTTGTGATTCTCCCATGATTTTAGAAGAAGAATCTAAGACAAATTCTGTTATGCCACAAAAAACAGGAATATTTTGTTCTAATAAACCTTCATAATTGTAATTAGGTTCAGGTGCTTCAGGTGGTAGTTCAGGTCCAGCATTAGGTATTGATCTTACTTCTTTTGTAATAATCATAAAAAAAATAATTATGAAAGCAAACTTCATAAAATTACTCAGTCTTAAATTTTTCATTGAACTCCTTTATTGCAGGTTCTAATAAAGGCAAATAATCTTTTTTATCTTTTATAAAAGTTTGAGTAGCACCATCTTCGGTGACTATGAGAATTACAACTTGATCTATTTTTCCTTTGAATCGTTCTTCGTACATCTCACAATAAGCTGCACCTTGAATAAAATAGTTTTCTACCCACTCCTCTTTCTTTTCTTTTGAAGAGGTTTTAAAATCTATAACAGAAAGTTTACCTTCATATTCTGCTATACAATCCACACGACCTGCAACTCCCCATTTGTCGCTGTAAAGGCCGCCTTCTTGTAATACAATATTATTTATCTTATCTAGTTCAGGTTTTAGTATAGTAAATAGTGCGACAGGTAGCACATCTTGTTTTGATAGTTCTTCATTGTTTAGATAGTTTTCGACTAGAGTATGAAGTGCTGTGCCTCTACTTGCGGCTGATCGCATAATTTGATTAGCAACATCATTACCAACCGACTGACGCCATTTAACTATGCCGTCTTTATTTCTATCAGATAAAACTGTGGTAATCGAAGGATACTTATTACCTTCAGGTGTAATGTAAAATCTCTTACCTTTGATTGTTTGAGTGGTTACGTCTGGTAAACTAAGATTTTTGTCGAAAGATGATAAGTCAACATGATTAAATGTTTTCATGTCGTACCTATCTTTTAAAAAAGTATTCATTTGATTCATAATATAATTATAACAGATTTACTTGATTAAGTCAAGCGCCAACTTAGTGGTTTCTTCAACTCGTCTAGTCCAGCCTTTGCCAAAAGTATCAAATGTAGATAAACTCTCATAATACTCTTGTCTCATAGTTTGATATTTTTCTATTGTTTCTTCAATAGTATTTTCTTTTACATACTCATTTACTTTTGCTAAAGTATTAGGTCCAATACCACCATCAATCGTAGTGCCAATCATTCTTTGTAAAAATTTTGCTGCTCTGCCTGGTCCTGCATTTACACCAAAGTCAAAAACACATAGGTCTAGTCCACCAGGTAGATCATCACATTTCATTTTACCCCAATATCTGTCTATGTAAATAGGTGCAACATCAGCAACTAATAAATCTTTCATATCTTTTTTGCCACCATATTCTTCGTAAACTCTTTTTGTTACGCCAAGATTTGTTTCGCCACCAGGATCTTTAGGATGATTTACATAACCACCTTCATGATGTAGTATTGTTGTTAAACTTGTTTGTAGATTATCTTTCATTATTTTCCCCTTGTGATTGATATAATTTTCTTTACTTGAGCTTCAATAACTTGAGCTCTGTTAGGCCAGTGTATGTATGCTTCTGGTGATTTTGCTAATTTAATTAGTAAAGGTATAATAAGTTTTTCTAACTGAGCAAACTTTTCTTTTTGTTCTTTGCCTAAATTATCTTTTCTTAAATCATACTCATCATCCATTTGTTTTTTAGCAATATCTAATTCTGTCTGATTCTTTTCGTTTACTGCTGATTTAGTAGAATTAATTAAAGA